TTTAGGTGGAAAAGAAAAAGCCGAGGAAAAAAAATCTATAGATAAATATAAAACAGAGTACGCTGAATATTGGTCAGCACAATTAGGAACCGGAGGGTTCGACATAAAAGAAGAAAAAGAATAAAATTATGAGTATAGCAAAAAATGGTGACAAGGTAAAAGTACATTACATTGGCACGTTAAAAGATGGTACAGAGTTCGACAACTCAAGAACAAGAGGTGAGGGGTTAGAATTCACAATAGGTGACGGCAGACTATTAAAGGGTTTTAATGATACTGTTGACGGACTTAAAGTAGGTGAAACTAAAAAGGTTGACCTAGAAGCAAAAGAAGCTTACGGTGAATATCAGGAGAACGCTCTTATAACTGTTAAGAAAGCAGAATTCCCAAAAGACATGGAGTTTATTTTGGAAGGTGTTGTTCAGGGACAAGATGCACAAGGAAGACCAATCCAAGGACAAATCGTTAAGATTGAAGAAGAGGAGGTTGAATTAAATATGAACCATCCATTGGCTGGTGAAGATTTAGCTTTCGAGATTGAGTTATTAGAAATAGTAACTGAGTAGTTAAAACGAGTGTTGAACCTTTAGAATAAAATGAATTGTCTACAACCTTATTAATTGACGGTAACTCTTTATTAAAGACCGGATTTCACGGTGTTAAAAATATGTATAATGGTACAGACCACATTGGTGGACTGTACCATTTTTTAAATACACTAAGAAAACAAATAGATATTAACCTAGCTAATAAAGTTGTGGTATTCTGGGACGGTAAAAATAACGCCAAACCACGTAGAGACATATACCCAAAATATAAATTAAATAGGGTAGGCAATACATCCACAGAGGAACAAGAATCATTCAACAAACAACAGAACAGAGTTCGACAATACCTAGAAGAACTATATGTTAGACAAGCCCATTTTGACTATTGTGAAGGTGATGACTGTTTGGCAGAATATTGTAGGGTATCTGATGATGAGAATATTATAGTATTTACATCAGACCGAGATATTTTACAATTAATATCCCACAAAGTATCTGTATATATTTTATCATTACATAGGATTTTTAGAAATGGTGGTCTAGTACCATTAAATAGGATTGACATACCACATGAGAACGTTCGTGTAGTAAAAACCATATGTGGTGACTCATCGGATAATATTTTTGGGATTAAAAATGTTGGTGTGAAATCACTAACAAATATTGCACCTAAGATACTAACAGAGGAGGTTATGGTTAATGACATTATTAATATCATAAAGTCCAAGGAAAAGACCAACAAGAGGGAAGAAAACATCTTAAAAGGTATAACAAAGGAGGGCGAGTTTGGGATTGAGACTCTACAAAAAAACTATGAGATTATTGGAATGGGTAGACAATTTTTAACTGAAGAAGCTATAAAAGGTGTGTTAGAATTATCCAAAGAAACAATGGACCCAGAAGGAAGGCACTGGAAAAACGCCTTAAACTTGATGATGTCAGATGGATTACTTAATATTTTACCCAAGACCAATGATACTTGGACTGAATTTGTAAGACCATTCCTAAGATTGAGTAGAATAGAAAACGATTTTTATAACAAGAACAAGAATTAATTAAAAAATAAAAAAAATGAAAAAGAAGCAAGATAACATACAAAAATGTGAGTTCCTATTAAAATTGAACGACAATATTGTCTGTCAAAGATATTTCACAGTAAGAAAATTTAATGAATACGCAACTAATTCTATGGATTTACATGAGTTGGTTACAAATATAGCTGATGACATTGAGTCAGACCTAAAACGCAAAACACTACTTTTATTGGATAGTAGGTACTATGATAGAGATATAGCAGGGTTAAACTTATTTGAGAATGAAGAATACTTCACAATTACCATTAAACGTGGCACAAAAGACGTTTACCAAAGAGCTATATTAGCACATTTATACCCACCGAAGGTTAGATTTACCGTAGATATTAGACCAAAATTGAATAAAATCCTTAGAGAATTAACTGACGTTTTGTCACAAGATGAATTGGTATGTAACTACCAAGATTACGAGCTGATTAACTAATCAAATACTATTTATTTTAAAACCAATTAACTAATGAGTGAGATGAATAATTTTGGATACTTAGGACATAGTTTCCAACTAAAATTAATAAATTTAATAATAACCGATAAAACGTTTTTTACATCAATAATAGATGTGATTGACCCTAAATATTTTGATAATCAATATTTTAAATTGATTATGCAACTAGTAAAGGAATACTACCTAAAATACCAAATAGCACCATCATTTGACGCTCTAGACCAATTAACAAGAATAGAAGTTTCTTCCGAAATGGCTAAGAAGTATATTTTTGATATGATTAAAGAGATTAAGGACGCTTCTTTTGAAGACCACCTATTCGTTAAAGAAAAAGCTATTAAGTTCTGTAAACAACAAGAATTAAAAAAAGCTATTCGTAAAGTTGAAGGTATTATGGAAAAGGGTGACTTTGAGAGTTATGATATGTGTGAAGAGTATATTAGAGAAGCTATAACTGTGGGTGATGGTGGTGACGATGACTTTGAAATATTTAGTGAATTAGAACAATTATTAGAGGATGACTATAGACACCCGATACCAACAGGAATTGACGGATTAGATAATATTCTTAACGGAGGATTGGCAAAAGGTGAGATTGGTGTTGTATTAGCACCAACAGGTGTTGGTAAAACCACATTATTAACTAGATATGCTAATTCAGCATTTAATTTAGGGTATAATGTACTACAAATATTTTTTGAGGATAACCCAAAAATTATACAAAGAAAACATTTTACATGTTGGACCGGAATACCTTCACAGGAATTAGGTGAACATAAAGAGACCGTTTTGGATAAAGCGGATGAAATGAAAAAGATTGGTGGTAGGTTAATATTAAAAAAGTTACCATCAGACGATATGACAATGTTGCAAATTAAAAACCAAGTTAGAAAGGTTATGGCAGAAGGAATTAAACTAGATATGGTTCTTATAGACTATATCGATTGTATTCTACCAGACAGAGCATTCAACGACGAGTGGAAAGGAGAAGGTTCAGTTATGAGAAAGTTTGAGGGTATGTGTCACGAGTTAAATTTGGTAGGATGGACAGCAACACAAGGAAATAGGTCGTCAATATCTTCAGATGTGGTAACAACAGACCAGATGGGAGGGTCAATTAAGAAAGCTCAAGTTGGGCACGTTATTATATCAGTAGCAAAAACATTACAACAAAAAGAAATGGGTTTAGCAACATTAGCAATTGTTAAATCAAGATTGGGTAGAGATGGTGTTATATTTGAGAATTGTAAATTCGATAATGCAACACTAGAAATAAGTACCGACTCAACCACAACTTTCTTAGGTCATGAAGAAGATAAGACCGAAAGAAATAGACAAAAAGTTGCTCAAGCACTACAGAGAAGACAACAGGTACTAAATAGAAATAACAACAATTAAAAAAATAGAGAATGGAATTATCAAGTGAGATTTTATCAGAAATCACAGTTCATATGAAGTACGCAAAATACTTACCAGAACAACAAAGAAGAGAGACGTGGGTCGAATTAGTAACAAGAAATATGAATATGCATATTAAGAAGTATCCGGAACTAGAAGAACAAATCAGAGACAAGTATACATATGTTTACAAAAAGAAAGTCCTACCATCAATGAGGTCAATGCAATTCGGAGGTAAACCATGTGAAATATCACCAAATAGGATATATAATTGTGCTTATATGCCAATAGACCATATAGATTCTTTTAGTGAAACAATGTTTTTACTATTAGGTGGTACAGGTGTAGGTTATTCAGTACAAAAACACCACGTAGAGAAATTACCAGTAATTCAAAAACCATACCCAAAAAGAAAAAAGAGATTTTTAATTGGTGATAGTATTGAAGGATGGGCAGACGCAGTAAAAGTTTTAATGAAATCTTATATGAATGGTGGTGGTTCACGTATAGAATTTGATTATTCTGACATTAGAGAAAAAGGAGCTAGATTAGTTACATCAGGAGGTAAAGCTCCAGGACCTCAACCACTAAAAGAATGTTTAGTTAGGATTGAAGGTATTTTATCATTAAAAGAGAACGGTGAAAACCTAACAACATTAGAAACACATGACATAATTTGTTATATTGCTGACGCTGTACTAGCAGGAGGGATTAGACGAGCTGCTTTAATATCGTTATTCAGTGCAGATGATGACGCGATGATTGGTTGCAAGGCTGGTAACTGGTGGGAACTAAATCCACAAAGAGGTAGAGCAAATAATTCAGCAGTATTAATGAGACATAAGGTTACTAAAGAATTTTTCATGGAACTATGGAAAAGAGTTGAATTATCTGGAGCTGGTGAACCAGGAATATATCTTAATAACGATAAAGATTGGGGAACAAATCCATGTTGTGAAATAGCACTAAGACCATACCAATTCTGTAATTTATGTGAGGTCAACGTTTCTGATATTGAATCACAAGAAGATTTAAATGAACGAGTTAAAGCTGCAGCATTTATAGGAACACTGCAGGCAGGGTACACTAAATTTCATTATTTAAGAGAAGTGTGGCAAGAAACAACCGAGAAGGAAGCCCTAATAGGTGTTTCAATGACAGGTATTGGTTCCGGAAAAGTATTAAAGTATGATATGAAAAAATCAGCTTCACTAGTAAAAAGAGAAAATACTAGAGTAGCTAAATTAATTGGTATTAATCAGGCAGCAAGAACAACAACAGTTAAACCAGCTGGAACAACATCTTTAACACTAGGAACAAGTTCAGGTATTCATGCATGGCACAACGATTATTATATAAGAAGAGTTAGGGTAGGAAAGAATGAATCTATATACACTTACCTATTATTGAACCACCCGGAATTACTAGAGGACGATTACTTTAGACCTGGAGATACAGCTGTAATTAGTATACCACAAAAAGCCCCAGAAGGGTCGATATTAAGAACAGAATCACCATTCCAACTACTAGATAGAATTAAGTTAATTGCTAGTGAGTGGGTTAAGTCCGGACACAGAAGTGGTTCTAACGGACATAATGTGTCAGCTACAGTATCACTAAGGGACCATGAATGGGATGCAGCAGGAGAGTGGATGTGGGATAACAGAAAGGCTTATAATGGTCTTTCAGTATTACCTTATGACGGAGGTTCATATATCCAAGCACCTTTTGAAGATTGTACAGAAGAAAAGTATGAAGAAATGATGGTATCTTTAGATAAGATTGATTTATCACAAGTTATTGAGATAACAGATAATACCGATTTAAAAGGTGAACTAGCATGTTCTGGAGGTAATTGTGAGGTTGACGTAGACTTAGAAAAATTAAAGGTGGATGAAGAATCATAAATTTAGTAAAGAGATTCTATACCACTTTAATTGTGGTGTATGTAATAAATGGTGGTCAATTGCTGACTACCATTTGTTGTCTAATAATGTACCAAAAAACAAGGAAACAGTACATAATTTATTAACATGTCCTTATTGTGGGCATAAAGAAGAAGTAAAAGAAGTTAAAGATGAGAAGAAATGACGATTGGATTACAGAACTACATTATAAAGAGTTTGTAAAACCAAAACTACAACCTAAAGATTTTTATTGGGACGAAGGAAATATGGTTATGACTGAAGATTATCACAAAAGTAGGGGTAGTTGTTGCGGTAACAGGTGTAAACATTGTCCATATTTCCCAAAATATATTAAAATGAATAAACAACTAAAAGAATTATAAACAAACACTCAAACCTATATTGGAAGTATTTATTATAAAAAAGAATGCCTAATCCAAAATACGGTATAACATTCCCATTTAGTGATAGTGAAGAAGGACTATTCTTAGGGACTAATGAATTAGCTGACTCTGAAGTTAGGTCTAATCTAGTACATTTAATATTAACTATTAAGGGTAGCAGATATTTCCTTCCAGATTTTGGCACTAATTTAATGAGATTGATTTTTGAACCTTTAGATAATGGCACAAAAGCTTCCATTGATAGAGAGATAAGAGACTCGGTCGAAGAATTTATACCAAGACTAAACATTAATAATGTTGAAGTTAAATCAGCTGAGGACTTAAGAGCTGAGGAGAAGGAAGAAGAATTAAATCAAACAGACGACAACACATTTAGTGTTGGAGATTCTGAAAGAGAATACACGGTTAGGATTCGTATTGATTATAGTATTGGGTCCGGTGTATTTGAATCAAGAGATTTTGTAATAATTAATTTATAATATGGCTCAGAAAAAAATAGCATACACAGAAAGAGATTTTCTAGGTATAAGAAATGAACTTGTTAGGTTAACCAACACCTATTATCCTGATTTAATTAAGAATGCTAACGATTCATCTATATACTCAGTATTTTTAGATTTAAACGCTGCTGTTGCAGACAACCTAAACTTCCAAATAGACAGGACATTTCAAGAGACAGTATTACAATATGCACAAGAAAGGAGTTCATTATATAATTTAGCTAGAACTTATGGATTAAAGGTACCAGGAAATAGACCATCATTAACCGTTTGTGAGGTTTCTATTATTGTACCAGCGTTTGGTGATAAAGAAGATTTTAAATATTTAGGATTTTTAAGGAGAGGTTCACAATTTAAGGGGGGTGGAAATATATTTGAATTATCTGAAGATTGTGATTTTTCATCACAATATGGTTCAGACGGTAGAATTAATAGAACCAAGATACCAAACTACAATTCTAGTGGAATAATAGCTAACTACACAATTACAAAGAAGGTTATGGTAGTCAACGGAGTAACCAAAGTGTTTAAAAAAGAAATAACAGATAACCTATCCAAACCATTCTACAAGATGTTTTTACCAGACGAGAATGTTATAGGGGTAACATCAGTTATTCAAAAGGAAGGCACAGGATATCAAACCTTACCTAATAGTTTAGAATTTATGGACATAACCGCTAATAGGTGGTATGAAGTTGAAGCTTTAGCACAAGAGGAAGTATTTGTTATGGACCCATCATCACCAGTTGACGAAACAGGTATTAAGGTTGGTAAATACATTAAGGCAGACCAGAGGTTTATATCTGAATTTACACCAGAAGGATTTTTTCATTTAACATTTGGCGCGGGTAATCAAACACCACAAGACTTATTAGATTCTTTTAGTAAAAATGGTGTAGCACTAGATATGTCAAAATTTATGAACAACACAGCTTTAGGTAATATGATTAAAGGAAATACAACAATATTTGTGGAATATAGAGTTGGTGGAGGTAAATCATCAAACGTAGGAGCTGGAGCTATAAACTCTTTAGGGGTTATTGATTTTGTTGTGGCAGGACCAAGTCCACAAATAAACCAAAATGTTGCAGCTAGTTTATCTGTCACAAACGTCACATCAGCTATCGGTGGAGCAGACCAAATGTCGGTAGAAGAGATAAGGAACTATATATCATTTAATTTCTCAGCACAAAATAGAGCAGTAACAATAAATGATTACCTATCAAAACTAAGATTAATGCCTTCTGCATTTGGTGCACCAGCTAAGGCTGGTGTTACAGAACTAGAGAATAAGGTTATGTTAAATATATTATCATATACACCATCAGGTAAATTAACATCTAAAGTTCCAGAAGCATTAAAGAATAACGTATCAGAATTTCTATCAAATCATAGAATGATGAACGATTACATAAGCGTTGGTTCAGCTAAGGTAATAGACCTAAAATTTGAGATAGACCTAGTAATAGAAAATTCCTCAAGTCAAGGTAAGGTTGTTAGTAATGTAATAAATAAAGTTGGTGATTATTTTAATATTGATAAAATTGAAATGGGGCAGGACTTACCATTAGGTAAGTTAAGAGGGTTAATAATGGAACAGTCAGGTATTGTTAATATTGTTAATTTTAAGGTTTATAATATTGTTGGTGGATTACATTCACAATCACAAACAACACAACCATTATTTAACACTACAACAAGAGAGATAAACCTTCTAGATGATACATTATACGCTCAACCAGATGAGATATTACAGATAAGATTTCCGGAAAAAGATATAGCTATCAGGGTACAAACACCGAATAAACCAAGCTATACCTAATCTTTACTAAAATATGCTCAGAACTATTATTAGTTTTAGCGGAATAACTATTTATCTAGTAAAGACCAAATGACAACAAAATCATTCAGAGTAAGAACCCAGGTAGGCCAAGACCAAAATTTAACCTTTGAGTTAAAACAGGATTTTGATTTACTAGAGGTATTAAGCTTATCATTAAGACAACACGACGTGTATACACGTATGTGCGCTGATTTTGGTGTTATAGTCGGTAGGGTTATTGTTAATAATGGCTTCGGAGTACCAAATTGTAAAGTTTCAGTATTTGTACCTTTAGAAGATGATGAAAATGATGTCATAAAAGAACTATACCCATTCAAACAACCATTCGATAAAGGTAGTGATGGTACCAGATATAATTTACTAAGTAGAGAAGCAACATTTGCTTGTCACACACCAGTAGGGAACTTCTCAACACTAGAAGATGTTTTAACAAATCAGGATGTTGAGTATGTTTATAGAAAATATTATAAGTTTACTGTAAAAACAAATGACGCTGGAGACTTTATGATTTACGGGGTCCCAACAGGTGAACAACAACTTGTTATGGATGTGGATATGAGTGACATTGGGTGTTTTTCCATGTTACCAGAAGACTTCAAGATTAAAGGTTATCCAGATTCAGATTTTGATGGACCACACTTTAGAGACGATGTTGAAATTGATAGTTTACCACAAATAGTACATCAAGTAAAAACCGTCAACGTTACTCCATTTTGGGGTGACCCCGAGAATTGTAATGTTAGTATCACTAGAGTTGATTTTGATTTAGGTGATTCAGGAATGAAGATTGAACCATCAGCGGTATTTATGGGTTCCACAGCAACTGATACAGGTAAAGGCTACGTTAACAGGAATTGTAAACCAAAAAGTAAGATGGGTGAATTATGTTCACTAACATCTAAACCAGGACTTATAGATTGTATTAGATACACCACCCAAAGTAAATATGACGAACACGCATACCCAACATTCGACTCGGCTACAGGTATATATAATGGGGACCCAGAAGGTGGTGAGGTACCAGTACTAGAGAGGTATTATTTAGAGAATGGTGGTAGAGTAATAGATAAGAATGGAGCGTTCTTAGTACACATACCAATGAACTTAGATTTCGTAACAACAAATGAGTTCGGTGAACTAGTTAAATCTTATGACCAAGATGTTGGTATTGCTACAAGGAGTAGATGTAGATTTAGGATTAGACCAGAACAAACTAGTGGTGACGCTAGAAAAACAAGAGTAGGTT